CTGCTGATGGTTTCGTCTTCGTTTCCGCCAAACGCGGCGTTGGCGAGCTGGTCGTAGGCGATGGCCAGCGTCCAGGCTCGTTTGCCGTTCGGGCTGATGATGGAGGCGGCGAGCATCCACAGGCTGGCCACGACGTGGGCAATTTGGCAGAGCATCCACAGGGCGATGAGGAGCGTCATGCGGCGCAGGTGGAGCGCGATACGTTTCATGGGGATACCTCGATGCTCAGCGTCTGCGGATCATCAGATCCGAGGCGTAGAGTCAGGTCCAGCGTGACGTGACCGGATGACGGCATGGCGGCTGCGACGCGCAGCACGCGCACGCGCGGTTCCCAGCGGGTGATGGCCTGCGCGACGTTGAAATATAAATCGGCCAGCCACTGCGCATTGACCGGGCGGTCGATGAGGTCACGTACCCGGCTGCCGTACTCCGGGCGCATGACGCGCTCGCCCGGGTAGGTGGTGAGGATGTCGATGATGGACTGGCGCAGATGGTCGATGCCGTCGAGCGCGCGGGCGTCGTTGCGCCCAAGCCCGCGCCATCGCTTGATTTTGGCGAGATTCTGTGCGCGGCGCGGCAGGATGTCGATGAGGGTGGTGTCGGTCATTCGACTTCCTCCAGGATGCTGTCCGTGAGGTCTTTGCCGGCGCGCCCGCCTGCCGATGGCGGTACGCATTCGATGCGGGTCTTGAGCCCGCTGGCGTCCAGCGTGTGCTCGGCGCGCTCGATGACCCACTGGCCGGCCACCGGATCGGACAGACCCGTGACCAGGATGTGATGACCAGCCAGTAGGCGCGTGTCGCCGGGCAGCTCCAGCGTCAGGCTGCCTTCCGCTCGGCGCAACTGCCGCAGCCTGGCGGTGGCCAGATCGAGGGCGGCGTTTTCGTCGCGCGCGTCGTGGCGCAGGTCGAGCGTGGGCGCGTCCGGTTGCTCGCCGTCATCGACCTCGACCGGAACGCGCCGCCCGGTGTCAGGGTCGTAGTACCAGGACCGAACCTTGCCGTAGCGGCTGCGTGCGTTGGTGGTGTAGTCGTATCTTGTTATTCCGCTCGCATCGATGCGGTGAATGGCTGGCTGCCATTCGGATGCCTCACGAGCCGGAGGCAGATTTCCGGCGTGCGGTCGCAGGATGAGCCGATTGCCATCTAGCCGTGTCACCCAGTCGCGGTCGCGGGCGATACGCGTGAGCAGCGCCATATCGGACTCGGTCTGCTGGTCTATGTGCCCAAGCGGGATGCGCTCGGCGTCTGGGTGTATCTGTGCCTCGTAGCCATGGCGCTGTGCGATGCGCTGTGCCAGATTGGCCAGCGTGTCGTCGTCGGCGTCGTCGATGAGCGGGGCCTTGAGCGCTCGAGTCATGTCCGCGCCCTTGGCCGTGAAACTGATGGACAGCGGTGGACCGGACAGACGAACTTCGTCGACGACGAAATCTCCGATCACAGGGATCGGTGTGCGCTCAAGATATCCCAGCATCAGGCGCAGCCGGTCCCCGATGGCCGGCAGTTGCACGAATTGCCCGCGGTCGTCGAGCTCGACCTCCAGGGTGTCGCTTGACACGCCCTCGGCGTCGGTGACGGTGATGCGCGTGGTGCGGTCGATGAGCGTGCCGGTGAGGTCGCTACCGTTGGCATCGAACAGGTAGAACACTGGGCGCATCAGAACACCCTGGGCGCTGGCGCGCCGCGCGATGGCAGCGGCGGCATGATGAGCGTGGTGCGCGCTGGCAGCCTGGCCGGATCACGGGCGGCCAGCCCCGGATTGGCATCCAGCACGCGCTCGACCACACGGCCATCGAGTGATCCATACCAGCGGAAGCAAATGAGGTCGAGGCGCTCGCCGTCCAGCGTGGTAATGTACATGGTACTCATGCGGCGTCCCTCGCATAGGCGGCCAGAGTGAGCCGGAATCGCTGTTCCAGCGGCGCGCCAGATGGGCCTATTGTGGGCTGCTCTTCCTCGATGCCGGTGATGACCCACTCGCCCAGCACGTCGCCATAGCCGGTCACCAGCAGCAGCGGACGCGCACCGCTGCCGTCGCGCAAGGCGGCGTCGGCGAGGTCTCGCATGGCCTTGATCTGACCGATGCCACCGCGAAAGGCTGGCAGGATGACGCCTTCCAATGTGATCTCGTCGTTGCCCTTGCCGGTGAACTGGCGCGCCGGGTCGTTCCAGAGCCGATCCTGAGCCGGCCATCGCCATTCGGTGCGGCGCTGCAGGCTCTGGTATGCGGCGGTGTCGATGGCAAAGCGGAACTGGGCATTGCCGTCGCCAAGGGTTATGAGCACGTCCATCAGGCAAGCCCTCCATCTATCATGGCGGCCCGTCTGGCGAGCGCATCGCGGCGCGCGGATTCGGCCAGCGCCCGCTCGACCTCGCGGCGAACGGCGGCGGCGATGTCGTTGGCAGCCTCTGGGGTAGCCGGGCCGTTGAGGTTGACGGTGATGCTGATGGCTGCGGCTCCTGCATCCATAGGGTATGCCGAGACTGTGCCAGCAGCTCCCATCATCATGACACCAGCGGCTATCGGCACCGCCAACCCGGTCGCTACGCTGCGCATGGCAGCCAGCGGCAGTCCTGCGGTGCGCTCGATGCCATGAGAAAGGCCGTCCATGAGGTGTCCGCCAATTTCGGCAAATACGCGGCTTGGCGAGTTGATGCCCAGCATGCCGCGTACCGTGTCGGCGATCCCACTGGCAATGCTAGAGACGCCATCCTTGAGTGCCTGCCATCGTTCGCGGATGCCGTTGATCAGCCCGTCGATTAGATCGCGTCCAATTTGCACGATTTTTGATGGAATCGCGCGCATCCACTCGATCGTACTCATGGCTGCAGCCTTTATTGTGTCCCAGTATCTCCATGTCAGGTATGCGGCGCCAGCGATGGCGGCGACGACCAGGCCGATCGGGACAGTAATCATGGCAATCAGCGCGCCAATCCCACCAATCACAGCAGAAATCCCGGAGAGCGTGACCGAGAGCGCGCCAAACACGGCCGCCGCTGCGCCAAGAGCCACTAGGCCGGTTGCGAGACGACCTGCTAGCTCCTCGTTCCTGCTCATCCATCCAACGATAGCCGAGAGCTTGTCGATCAGCGCGTCGAGCCACGGCATTGGGGTCGTTTCGAGCTGGATGCGAAATTGTTTCCAGCGCTCGGCCGTGGTGCCCATCATCCGCGTGAAATTTCCCTCGATCACGCCGTTGGCGCTGTCAATCTCGGCGACGAGCTTTTTGTAGTCGTCGGCGTAGAGCAGCATCGGCTTGATGAAATTTTGAACCTGCATGTCGCCAAAGAGCTCGCCGAGCTTGAATTCGTCGCCGCCGGTTGCCTTTTGGATGGCCTTGAGTGTGACAAGGAACGGGTCGAGCCCTCGTTCGCGCGCGGTCTTGAGCAGGCGCGGCAGGTCGATGCCGAACTTGGCGAAATTCTTCTGCACGTCCGGCGCCGCCAGCTTGGCCAGGAAATTCTGCAGGTTGTTGGCGGCCTCGGACGCGTCGCCCGCGCCGCGTCGGGCGATCTGCAGCGCCGCGCCCAGGCGCGAGACGTTTTCGAGCCCAGTGAACTGGAGCGCGCCCATGGACGCGCCGAGCTTGGCGAACTCGCGCGCCATGTCCTTGAGCTCGAACTGGCCTGATTGGCCAGCCACGGTCAGGCGCTCGAAGGCGGCCTGCATCTGTTCCGCCGGCACGCGCAGGTTGCTGGACAGGGCGTAGGCGGTTTGCGCAAGATCGCCCATGGTGGCCTGCGTGGCCGTGGCCACCTTGCCCAGCACGGGGGTGATGTCGAGCGCCGTGCGCCACTCCAGGCCAGCGGCGATGAGCTGCTCGTTGGCGGTGAGCAGGTCGCCGGTGAACTGGTTGGTGGCCCGCGCCGCCTGTTTGAGCCGATCATACAGCGCCTTGAGGTCATCGCTGGACATGCTGGCCGTGTTGCCCAGCGCAGCGAGCCGGTGTTCCACGTCCAGCGCATTGCGGGCGTAGGTTTCGAGCCCAAACCCGGTCGCCAGCTGCCCGGCCGCTGCGGCCTGTGCCGATAGCGTGGCAACGCGGCGTGCGGCGCTGGCAACGCCGCCCAGAGCAATGCTCATTTTTTGCGCGGCGCCGTTCGCATCTTTTATCCGAGCAGCCAGCGCCGCCACCCCGCTTTGCGCTGCACGAAGCGGCGCGCTGAGCTGGTCTTTGAGTGTTAGGATAGCGGCAATCGACAGGGTGGCGGACATGCTCGAATCGATCCTCTCTTATGCCAACGATCACGCGCGGGCGGGCTGGACGCTGGTGGGGCTGATATTCGCGACGCCCATGCTGATCAGCCTGGCGCAGGATGAGCGTGGAATCTCGCCCATCGGCACGATGTTGGGCTGGTGGGCTCTGCTGCTCATCGTTGCGCTCCTGCTTGCCTAGGCTGTTGCGCCGCGCGCCTTGATCACCCGCTCGGCGCGCCGCACCCAGTCCATGAACTCGTCGATCTCCATCGCGCGGCCCACGTGCGGCGGCCAGTGGTAGGCCAGCGCCAGCAGCTCAAGGCCGTCCATGGGCGCGATCAGTCGTTTCCCAGCATTTCGGCCACCGCTTTGGACGCGGCGGCGAAATCTGCGGCGTCGAGCTCGCGCACCTGGTCGGGCGTCCACTCGGCCAGGTTGGCGATGAGCGCGACCGTTTTGGCGGTCTCGCCTTGCACTTTGTCGATGGCTTCCAGGTCGCGCACCTTGGGGCGGCGCAGGCGCAGCACGCCAATCGACGCTCCATTGAGGGTCACGGGTTCGCGCAGGGGGATTTCGGTCATCATTCAAACCTCCTTCGATGGGCGTTTGCGGGCCGGTTTGCCCGAATTCGATGCGACGATGGCGTTGTCGTCGGCGTCCGGCGACGGGGCATCGGACAGCCGAACGATGCCGCGGCGCGCCAGCGCCTGGGCGGTGGCGACGTCGAGCGTGAGCGTCTCGCCCTGGCTGAGTGCGCTCCGGGGCAGCCACCATCCGCCGACCAGTACGGTTACGGTCACGGTATCCACGTCACACCCCCAGCGCGGCGCGCATGGCCTGCAGTTGGTCTTGCCCGTTGATGACCGCGACCATGTTCACAGGGTCGATCTCATGCACGGTGCGGCCATCAACGTCCATTTTGTAATAGTGGACCATGGCGTTGATCTTCAGGTCGCTTGCCTCGCTCGGTTTCCAGGCGTCTGGCTCGAACGACAGCACCGCGCGCAGCGTGATCTCAATCGGGCGCGTGGTGCCGTCGTAATCCACCATTGCGCCGGTGAAGCGCAGCTGCACCAGATTGCCCGGGACCACGGAAAACTGTGCGAGCAGATCGGGGTCGTAGCCGGTCAGGGTGAAACTCGCTTCGAGCTTTTCGACGGCGCCCATCGGAATGGACACCTCCGCGCCCATGCCCCCAGCTTTGTAGTCGCGCACGACGGGCGCGAGCTTTGGCGGTGTAAACTCGGCCACGCGTCCGAGATACCCCTTGCCGGCTACGAATGCTGATAGATTGGAGAGAATATGCTGAATGGCCATGCTGGACTCCTCAGGCGGTGAAGATCTCGGCGGCGTAATCAGCCACCAGGTGCGAGCGGAAGGTCACGCGTTCGGCAGGGGCCGGCGGGGTGAAGTCGAAATCGAAATAAACCTTGCCCGCGGCGATGTTGTCCGGGGTGTTGAGCTCCTCATCCAGCCAGCAGCGGCCGCCAAGGATGGCGCCAACGCTCTTGAGGTGGCGCAGGTAGGCGTTGACGGATTCCTGCACGTCCCTGACATACGCCTTGCCGATGGCGCGATCCACCGCCCACAGGTGCGCCTGCAGCAGCGATTCGTGGATCATGTCCGCCGTGCGGCGTACCGAGAGGAATGCCCATTTTTGATCGCTCGAGCAGGTGCGGTTGCCCCACAGCCGGATGCCCCGCTCGGTGATCAACGTGGCCACGCCGGGCTCGTTGAGCAGGTTGGCCTCGGAATCGACGCGGCCAAGGCCAAAATCTATCGGCCTTGCTGGCCGCTCGATGCCTAGCAGCGGATTGTTCGACGGGCTCCACCAGAAACCGCGCTCGTTGTCGATCTTGGCAATCAGGCCGGCGACATGAGGCGATACGGGCACCACCGCACCGTCGGCCACGGCCCACGGGTCGATGAGGTATGCGCGGCTGGAGTCGAACTGCGCGCGGTAGGCGATCGCGGCGGCCGTCGTGCTGTTCGGCCCGTCGATCAGCGCCACGGCGCGGAGTTTTTCCGCCTGTGCGATCAGAGCGTCGGCCACCGTTTTGTGCTGGGAAAACCCTGGCGCCAGCAGCACGTGCGGCACCACGCCCAGCACCGAGCGCGCGGTCTCCAGCGCGGCGATGCCGGTGCGCGCGCCGGTTCCCGTGTCGGTGCCGCCGATCACGGCGGCCAGGCGCTCGTTGTCCTGAGTGTTCGGGTCATCGGCCACGTCGGACACGCGCACCGCCACGATGATGGGCGCGTAGCCCTGCGCGTGGATCGCGGCGATGGCCTGCGGCAGCGTGCCGGTGGCGCCCAGGATCGCCGCCGAGCGCGGCGTGGTCAGCAGGATCGGCGTGTTCAGCGGCGCGTCGGCGTCAGCCGCGCCGGGCGCGGTGCCGACGATGCCGATGACGCTCGATCGCGCGGTCTGGATGGGGCGGATGCCGTCGTCGATCTCGACGATCTCGACGCCGTGGTGAAAGTTTGTTGGCATGTCATTCTCCTTGGATGATCTGATCGTTACAAGCCTGCTGCCGCGATGAACAGACTGTCCGTCTGCTCTTCGGATAACCCAAGAGCAGCAGACAACATCGCAATTAGCGGCGAATCCCGTCGCACTTCGTTGGCGTAATCCCACTCGATGCGAGCGGCTTTGCCTTCGTCCCCGGCCAGGGACGCGATGGCCGCGTCGACCTGATCGAGCAGACCGGCCTGCAGCAAGGCAAGCCGAGCTTGCCGCATGGTTACAGACGCAGGAACAGGAGGCGCCGGCGGCTCGGCAAGTACCACCTCCCACCGGTCGCCGCGCCAGAAACAGCCGGATGTGGCCGGGTCGAAATCTGGTGGCGGCACGTCGGTGGTCCCCATCCAGTCTTCCACGCGGTCAGTCCGTATCAGTTCGGCGGTGGTTGGGTTGTATGCGTACAGGGTCATGCTGTTACTCCCAGTCGGTTGAGCAGGTTGTAGGTGTTGGCCCATCGCGCGTGACCGCACCACGACGCGAGGAATCGTTTGAGCGATTCTGCGTCGCCGCACTTGCGGTAACGGGCGATCTTGCGCTTTGCCATTGCCACTGAGCGGCGGCGCAGCAACTTGTGGGTCGGCCAAATGCGGTAGCCGCAGAAATTGGCGCCCATGCTGGCCGGCTGCACCGACCAGTGCGAGAATCTCAGACCCATCGTAGAGGCGGCAAAGCTCCCCATGAGGACGTGCAACAGGCGCATGGCCTCGGCGCTATGGCCGATGACCACAACGTCGTCCATGTACCTGGCGAAAGAGGTGATTCCGATCCGGTGCACCATCCATCGGTCGAGCATGTGGCCGTAAATGTTCGCGGCCAGCTGGCTGGTCAGGTTGCCGATGGGCACACCTTTCCCGTCGGACGGGATGAAGGTTTCTACCAGGCTGAGCGTGCGCCGGCAGCCGATCTTTCGGCGAATCTCCTGATGCAAAACAGACCGGTCGATGCTGGCGAAGTACCTGGAAAAATCGGTTTTGAGCACCCATGCGTTGGGGGTCTTGCGCAGCATGGCCTGCACGGCAATGGCTGCCAGATGCGTCCCCTTGCCACGGCGGCAGGCGTAGCTTTGCGGCAGGAACACGCGATCGAAAATCGGCTCGATGACGTTGCACAGCGCGTGCTGGACGACGCGATCCACGAACGGCATCGCGCTGATCTGGCGCGGTTTTGGCTCGTGAATCATGAATCGGCGAGGCTCGCCCGGCACGTAGCCGCCCGCCTGCAGCATTTCTTCGGGTCGAGCTATGTTGGCCGCCTCGTTTTGGCGGAATCGCAGATAGCCAACGGTGTCGCGCTTGCCCTGCGCAGCCTTGCGGTACGCGCGCCACAAATTGTCGCGACTAACCACTGCATCAAAAAGGTTTTTGTGTCTTTTTCCCATGGGAATAGCCGGCGCGGCTTTCGGTCGGTGACCTACTCGCCGTTCTCCGGACCTCGTAGTGTGTTTGCCGAAGCCGGCAGGAGTGTGCTGACCATCACGTGAAGGTCCGCCGCGGACGCCGTGGCAGCCGCGGCGTGGGTGTTGCTGATCGTCACAGGCGGCGCGCAGGCCAACGTTCCAGTTCGAGTTCCACGCCGCGTTGTTCCAGTTGGAACAGCGGGACCCGGACGAGGCCGCGTTGTTGCGGTTGCCGCCGAAAAGTTTAATCACACCCCTACCGCTTTTGCGCATGGCGAATCCATCCTCCCAGCATGGCTCCAGTCTCGGCGAGATGGACGGACGCCACCTCGTACTGGCGACGGGACACCAGCTTGCGAGCCGGGTCCGCCATAAAGCGCAAAAGTCCTTTGATGTGCGCAAGGCCGGCGTCGGCGACATACGCGCGCGACACCTGACTGCTCTTCGCCGCATCGTAAAAAAGCCTGTACTGCTCGAACAAGGCCGTGAGCATCGCATCACGCAGTACCCGGTGCTTGTGGCTCATGTTGAGCAACAGCGGGTACAGATAATTGACCGCGCCCTCGTACCGCTCGACGATGGCCAGTACGGGCCCTGGGGCATGATCAGCGATGACAGTCATATTCATTCAATCCCTTGTTGCGTCCTTGTTTTTGCGGTCGCGGTCGCTTCCGCTCCCGCTACAGGTTCAGGTGGTCACAGGCGGCGCGCAGGCCAACGCCCCAGCCCGAGTTCCACGCCGCGTTGTTCCAGTTGGAACAGCGGGACCCGGACGAGGCCGCGTTGTCGCGGGAGCCGCCGAAAAGTGCTGCGTATGGCGTGCCATACGACTGGCCGCGGTTTGGTCCGCTGGTCCACGCTGACCCGCCGGTGCCGTGCGCAACGCTCCCCCATGTCCAGTGGTGGCCGGTCATCTGCTCACCACCCCACCGCGAGGTGTAGCCTGGCTGTCGCGCCGTGGCGGGGATGGTTGACGAGGCGCCACCAAGGGATTGGTTTTCAGTCACCCCGAAGGCCGCCGCCGCGAATTCCTGGTAGCTCATCAGGCGTTTGCGATGGCTGAATGCAATCTCGGCGGCCTCGTACCACGACAGCGCGCTGTAGAAGGTCGATCCGTTGCCGCCAAACATCAGCGGGATGAGCGGCAACACCGTGCCGCTGGCGACGTTGGTGTTGTATCGGCTGGTGCCGTTGAGGATATGATTCGTCGAACAGAAGTAGAGGTCGAACCAGAACAGCGGTCTCCCCTGCGCGTCCTTGACGCACGCCATGCCGCGCGGATCGCACAGCGGACGCCACGTCAAGTCCCAAATCGAATATGAGTTGATGCCGGCGATGGCGTCCACGTCGTTCTGCGTCCAGAGCATGCCGGGTCCGCTGGTGGCAAAGCTGCCGGCGGCGACGGTGGTTCCCGGTAGCACCAGACCATAGTGGAATCCGCCGATCTTGATTGCGCCCGACACTGGAGGCGACGCGGGAGTTGGAGCCGGGTCGGGAGTGGCCATCACGGTTCCGTCCGGCATCACCCACACGCAGTAATCCTCTCCGGGGATCAGGGTTTGGATGGGGACTGGAGTTTGCGCCGCGAACGTTACCGGCCCACCTGGCAGCTGCACGATCGTGCCGGCCTTGATCGCCAGCGTGGTGGCGCTTGTTTTGAGCAGGCACGGGGATGACGGATCGGCTTTCGTGATCTTGCGGTATAGCCTGACCGGTTCCAGCGCACTGATCGTTTGGCTGACACTCTGTTCGATCTGCGCCATCTTGCCGCTGACCTCGTTCGTCAGCGCGCGGGTCTCCGTGACCAGGTCGGCGATGGCGGTTTCAATACTCATCTGAGGCTCCGTTACAGGTAGTGGTTACCCAGCAGCAAGCGCTGCATGGCGATGACGGCTGCAGACAGCGCGGCGATTGCCTCTGTTTGGTCTGATGCGCGCTGCTCGGCGGCCTGGAGCTGCGTTTTGGTGGCGAGATCGAACACGTTGCCAACGGCAGCTTGCAGCGCGTCGCGCAGGGCCATCGCATCGGCAATCGCCGCGTTGAGCTGCGCGAGCGGAGCCTGCATCACGGCGTCAATGCGCTCGAGCCCAAACCCCTGTAGCGAGGAGATAGCACCGTCGAGGTCGGCGCGGCGCTCCTCGAGCGCGGCGATGCGCGCGTCGATGTCGGACAATATCGGGTTGAAATAGTCCGCGGCCAGCGGGGTAACCCCGTCGCGCATGCGGTATGCCTCGAATCTCGTTGGCATTTCTCGTCACCTCATCACAGAGCCAGGTCGTAGCGCTCGGCCACGTGCCACGGGTAGGCCGACGTCACGCCATGGCCATCGATGCGGATGCGGTAGCTGGTGACGGGACTCGCCAGCGCAAACCGGTACTCGCGCCAGCGGCTGCGGCCATCGACGATCTCGTCCCGGCTGCTGCTGGGGTCGACTACGCTGTCGCCGACGATCAGCTGGCATCCAACGGCATGACCGGACGGCGAGGCGGGATCAAAATCCTCGAGCAGCAGGCGCACGCGGACGTTCTGCGACGGCGTGGCTAGCGTCCGCGGCGTGCTAATGTGGGTGAATGCGGTGCCGCGCCGGCGCACGGTCACCTGCGCCGTGCCGGGCCGGATGGCCGGCATCAGGTCGCTTGTGCCGATGAACACCGCGCGCAGCGGCACCAGCGCAGCCCCGCCAAACTGCGGCGGGTTATTCACGGTAACCGGACGCCACAGGCCTCCGGTCTGGTATTCCCATACCAGAGAGCATCCAGCCGGCGTGGCTGACTCATAGAGCATGTCCAGCTCCTGAATGCCACCGGCCAGCTGCAACGGCTGCATCTGTACCACGGCGCGCGGGCTGGCAAAGCGGGCGAAGTTGAGCCGCAGCATCAGGTCACGCTCGGCGGCCGCCGTGAAATAGGCGCCGTCCTGGGCGTACATGAGTAGCCCTTGGGTGTATTCGGTGCCGTTGGTGAATCCCACCCGGTGGGCGGCCCCGCTGGCCAGCACAATGGCGTAGCGTTTGCCTGCCTCGACCAGCAGCGGGTCCGGCAATGTGACCTTGAGCCATCCAGCCGTGACTACGCCTGGCGCGAGCGTGGCGCGTGCCAGTACCTTGGCCACGTCAGGTTGCCCCAGCGCGGCCTCGGTCACCAGCACCGTCAGGCCGCCAGATGGGTCGGCGCTGGTCACGAATACCTCGAGACTGGTGAGCCACCCGGTCTGGGCCATCAGCACCGTCTGCGCCAGCACCGAGCCCTGCACGGTGTGCGTCTCGGTCACCACATCCCAGTACGGCTCCTCCCAGCGGTCGATCCACACGCGGGTGACACGCACGAAGGCGTGCCCGAGCGCGGCGGCTCGGTCTTCCGGCGCCACCTGCCACGTCTCGTTGCCACGGCGCAGAATTCCGGTGACGGGGTCGTACACGCCCGATCTCCAAAAGCTGCTGTTGGTGCAGTAGGTCAGCGTCTCGCCGTAGCGCACTCGCTCGCGGCTGATGGTGCGCTGCACGGCGTTGAACGTCTGGTACTGGTATTGATTGATCGTGATTTCTCCCGCTCTGGTCTCCATGCGCAGTCGGGTGATCTCGTCAAAGGCTGGCAGCAGGAGCCCCGCGGCTGAGACGCGTGCCTCCGGGTCCATGGGGTTGAGCAGCGCCAGTTCCCCCGTCTGGCTGGCCATCACCGGCGGGCGAATTCCCTCGAACGCCTCGGCGCTATAGGCCGGGTGTGCCGTATCACTCTCGCGGGCATCCAGATAGTGGTCGGCGCCATAGAACACATAGTCGTCGGGGATTTCCATGCGCTCCTTGATCTTGGCCATATCGATGCCGAGCTGTGCGACGTGCTCCAGGCTCGCGCGGGTGGACAGGTCCGACGCCAGCCCGGCGATGTCGCTCATGATGTGCGCGATGCGCGGCTCGGCGCTGGTGATCCACCCCTCGGCGGCGCGCAGGCGCTGCTCCACCGCGAACAGGTTGGGCAATTTGCGGCTGGTGGCCAGCACCACCTCCTGAACGCCGGTCGGGCTCAGGCGAACGTGCGCGAGCAGCGTGTAGCCGGTGGGCGGCTCGGGGCGCTCGGGCGTGGGGCTTTCCAGCCCTTGGGCGATGTGCACCACCGCCACGCGGCGTCGCTGCATGGCCACCGCCTCGGGCTCCACCTCGCGCGTCTGCAGATCGATCAGGAAATCCCGCGGCTGGATGTCGGTATCTTCTTCCTGCCCGAAGGCCGAGACCGCCAGCCATTTCTGATCCTGCAGCGGCAGCATGGCAAACACCGAATGCACCTGCGCGCTCTCGATGGCGAAGACCCTGCCGCTTTGGCCGTCGTACAGACGCCCCGGCGCGACCTCGATCTCGGTGGCGCTGCGCGCGGTGACCGTGAGGCCGACGAACTGCCGCTCGGGCGTGATCGCGTCCGACACCAGGTGGCGCTGCGCTTCGTCCGCCCATGCTTGGGTGTTGTTGAGGTCGGCGGCCTGCAGCTCCTGGCGGTCGCGGTAGATGACTTGTTTTTCCATGTATCAGCTCCGGGTAATCGTCTGTCCGGCCAGCACGCTGCCGGCCTTGTGGATGCGCGAGGCACGCGCGCGGGCGTGCAGCCGCGTGCGCACCAGAATCTGGTCATGCACGGCACGCGCCCAGTCCATGGCATCGAGCACCGGCGCGATGCGCGCCCGGGCGTCCCCCGAGGAAAGCGCGGCGCGCATGGCGGTGGAGGCCATGGCAAACGGCACACGGCGCGGCGGCATCGCCACATGCGCCACCGCCACGAACGGCGGACTGGTGAGGCGCGTGAATCCAAGATACGTGGGGCCGTGCTTTGGGCGTGCCGTCACGGCAGGGTCGTGCAGCCGCACGCGCGCGTACAGCCGCGCATCGGTGTCCGATCGGGCGGTGTGCGCGCCGCCCAGCGTCGCGCCGAATGCGAGCACGCCCGGCCGCCTGGCGCGCTCGGCCACGGTCTGCACGTCGGGCGTGAGCGGCTCGAGCGACGGGCTCGTCTGCCGCAGCGTGAGGATGTTCAGGCGATCGCGGTACTGCACACGGGCGATGCGCCAGTAGCGCGCCGAGGCGTCGGCCCGGCTAATCTGCCCGGCAAGCGGCATCCCGCAGACGATGCCCACGGCCTGCGCGCGGCCGGCCAGATCGACCGTGCCGCTCGACTCGGTGTCCAGCGTCGTCCAGCCGTGGCTGGTGAGCGGCTCGCTGCGGCCGTCCGGCCAGACGATTTCGGCGCGGATCG